GCTGTTTGCTCCCCTTTATTAGCATAACTAGACTTTAATAAGTTTACCCATTTACCATTTTCTTTTACTTGTAAATATTTAGGATCAATATTATTTGTTATTGTATAAGAACCTTCACCACCTAATAAATCATAATCTAAATTCTCTAATTTAGCATTTGGTGATATTCTTAACATTACACTACCTTCAGGTGTAAATGAATCAGCAAGTTCTTCAGTTGCACTTAAATATAATTTGTTTTCTGAACTTACTCCTTCTTGGTTTTGTTTGCTACCTACTTGTAATCCATTTTGTATTATACTTTGGATTCTATCTACTGGTGTGCTGTGATATAAATGACTACTTGTTTTCTTTGAGTTTTGAATTTCTTCATATATATCCATTGCTTCTTTGTTATAAGGTGCTTCTACTTCTCTACCTTGTATTTGTTGAAAAGCATAATTACCTAATTTAGCTTCAGCTACTAACAAACTATCTCCTGTTAGGTTTTTAAATTCTTGTTCTAACATTTGTTTACTTTGTTTAGTAATACTATGTTGCACTTTATTACTCTCATCATATGATTTCATATTATTAAATGCTTCTTGGAATTGTTTTTTGATTTTTCTTAATTCTACTTCTTCACTTGATCCAGTAAATTTAGTTATTAAATCATCTATGAAGTTTAATACTTTCTTAAATGTAGTAGGTTTTGTTGTTAATTCATTTATAAAGTTCTCATCAGTGAATAACTCTTTTGCTAGTTCTGCTGTTAGTTCACTATCTATATCTGCATTTTCAGCAGCATATAATTCTTCTAATTTTGCTCTTTTAGAATCATATATACCATTTTTCTTTGCTTGTTTATACAATAGTTTTTGTAATGTATCATAATCATCTGTTCCCTCTAACAAATGTGTTACTTCATGCCCTAATACTGTTTCTAATGAATCATTTGTATCTATATTCAAGTAAATTGTATTACCTGCTTTTAATCCATTACTCATTGCATAGACTTTTATTTGATTTCCAGGTTTTAATTCTAGGTTTTTATTTATTGATTTTAATTCATCTACTGACATATTATGTTTCTTTGCAATAGACTCTAATGTATCTCCTTCTTGTACATCATAGTTAGTTTTACCTAATAAACCTTTTTCTCTTAATTCTTCAGTATTAGTAAATCTATATTGATAGCTTTTATCTGTACTATTTTGTAATGTATCTAAACCTTTAACAAAGTTTCTGAATTTAGTTGTATTATTTCCATTTTGTGCTGCACTTTCATATAATCCTTTAGTTCTATCACTTGCATTATCATCTAGTTCATATTCAAAGTGTCTACCACCTTGTTCATATTCATATAGACTTCTTTGTGCTAAAGCATCATTTTGACTTAATTCTCTTGCTTCTAAATATGATTCTCTACCTAATGCTTGTTGATTATTCTTTAGTACATTTATTTGTTCTGATAAATCTTTTTGTTGTTGTAGTAATTGTTCATATTCAGGATTTAATTTACTTACTTTAGAACTATAATTATCTTTTAAATTCTTTTCTACTTCTTCTAATTGACTTTGTGTTTCTTTTAATTTAGTTTCATTCTCTGCAAATACTTGGTATTTTTCTCCATTTATTCCTCTTTGAATACTCTCTGCTGATAAATCACCATTTCTTAAATCTTCTTGTACTTGTTCTACTATTTCTCCAGTTTTTACTTTTTGTCCTTTTTCTTTTGCTTCTTGAATCCTTTGTGCTACTTCTGAATCAATTATTTTTTGTTCATTTTGAGTAAATCCTGTGATTTGACTTCTACCACTTCTTATATCTTCTCTTAATTGTTGTCCACCACTTGGTGTTAAACTTCTTGCTCCACCTGCTAATAATGAAGTCCATGTTGCCATCATAAAGTCTTGGAAAGCATCTTGACTTGAATATAGTTCTTTTAAGTCTTTATCACTCATGTATGTTAGTTTTTCTGCTATAGCATTACCATATCCAGAGATTACTTCTTCAAGTCCTTCATTCATAGCACTTACTCCAGTTTGTGCTAGGTATCTTGTTACATTATTAGTTATTTTATTAGTTAATTCATCTTCTAGTTTTTCAAAACTTTTCCAACCTGTTCCTTTTACTTTAACTACACCAGAACCTAACTTTTCAGTTAATACTTCTAATGTTCCACCAAATAGTCCTACTGCTAATGCTTGTGTATCATTTGCTCCTAATTGGTATGCTTTTTGTTCTGCTCCACCTGCTGAACTTATAAATGTTGGTAGTTCCCAACCAAATCCTGTTTGCCCCATTGCAGCAGTAGTCATTAGTTGAGTTAGTCCTTGTACTGTTTGACCACCAAAATTATCCTCTGTTATAAATGAGTTCTTTTTTACAAAATCATTTACTTCATCATTCCAACCAAATACATTTTTCCATATCTTTTCAGTTGTATTCTCTTTCATGAAGTCTTTTCTAAATTGTTCTGCTTTTTGATATTGTTCATCACTCATTAATCCTAATTGATTATTTAACCAGTTAGTTGCTTTAGTTGATTCATTATATAGAAATTTAGCTCCTGACTCTACTTGTGATGATACTGTCTTTGCTGCTATGTTAAGACCAGTTCCTACACTTAATAATGTATCTAATCCTACTTTTTCTCTATAGTCCATATCAGTTAGGAATTTACCTGTATTCTTTGCTGCTTGAGTTGCATCTTTTTGTGCTTTACCTGATGCAAAATAATTGATTAAATCATTACCTTTGTTTGCTACTGTGCTTACAACTTCACCAGTTTTTTCTATAGGATTAAAATTATTACCTACTCCTTTTAGCAATTGGTGTACAACTTGTTTTTCTTGCTCTTGTTGTTCTTGTCTTGTTTTTTCAGCTTTATATTGATAATTACCATTTATTATTTCATCGGCTACATTTTTTTTCTTTTTTTTCTTTTGGCTTGAATATTGATAAGTACCATTTATTATTTCATCAGCTAAACCCATAGGTTACCTCCTTTTACAAATAACTTGCTAATATTCTGACATCATTTTCTTTAATATACCCATTTTTATATAGAGAATTTAAAGCATCTGCTCTAGTTGTTTTTCCTCTTAATACATTTTTAACCATTACAGATATTGGACCAGCCATTGTACCAGATACTTTTTCCCCTTTCATCAACTTTTGATATAGTGTTAATACTGTTTTTCCATTACTACTTAAATTATTTGTACCTTGCTTTTGTTGTTTCTTTATTGGTGCTGTACCAGGTGCTTTTGTTTTTTTTGAACCACTACCTGATCTATAACTTCTTGAACCACCTGAACTTCTACCAGAACTTCTTGAAGCACTTAAACTTAAAGCATATTCTTTTTCCCAATTCTTTTGTTGTTGTGCTGCTTGTGATTTTTGGAATGCTAAATTTTCATTATATTGTCTTACTTGTTCTTTTAAAGCATTTTCTGTATTCATTTGACTTAATACATTTTGATATCTTTGATAGTATTCACTATCTAATTGTTGTTGTGCATTTAGTCTTGTTTGTAATAATTGGTTCTTATATTGGAATCCTTGTAGACTTAACTCTAAAGTGTTTTGTAAAGCATTATAAGCTATCTCTGCTAATGCTGCATTATTACTTATTCTTGCATTTGCTATTGCATTATCATAGTCTACTACTGCTCTTTGATAACTTTCTCTTGCTGTTGCTACTCTACTTTGATAAGTGTTATACATACTTACTTGACTAGATTCACTATATCCTGTATTAGTTAATCCTGATGCTGCTTGTTGCTCTGCATTTACTCCATATCTATTTGACTCTTTTTGCCAATCTGTATATGCTCCTCTTTGTTCTTTTTGATAATCTTTTTCTGCATATTCCTTTTGTTGATTTATTTCATTTATTGCTTGGTCTGTTCTTTCTTGTTGTAGTTGTTGTTGTGTATTTGAATAATCATTTACTGCATTTATTTGATTTTGATAATATTGACTACTATCATTTATCATTTGGTCATACATTGAATTTGAATTGTTGATAGCTTCTTGCTTTGCTTGTTCTACTTGTTTAAATCTATCATCTTCATAATTAATTGAATAATTAGTTGCCATATTTACCTCCTATCTCTTAACATAACTTCCTACATATGCTTCTAATGTTGCTTTTGATATTGCAAATGGTTTACTTGATTCAAACTTCAACTGAATTGCTTTCCATTTCTTTCTCTTGATCCTGCATACTACATATCCTTTTACATTTTCATATGTATTTATTACTTGCCAATCATTTGAAATCATACTTGTATTTACTGATACTGTTATTTCATCTCCATACATATTTATCTCACTACCTTTTTTATTTGTAGTCTTTTGATATTGTGGATAATTATATTCATCTAATGGTGTTGTCCATCTTGCTACTATTCCATTAGTCATTTCAGTAAATCTATATATTCCATTATCTAATCCTATATATAATGTATTATCATGTACTACTGCGCTTACTACATCTTTATCTAATTCCCAATAAAACCACTCATACTCTACATGGTCTTGGTTATTAAACATTGCTCTACTATCTGCTAGATATACTTTATTACCTGTAAATACAAATAGATATCCTTCCCACTCTGCTAATGTCATACTTGTATAATCAGTTTCATTTAATAGTTTTGCATCTACTAGACTACTTCTATGAGCTAATACTTTATCTCCTGTTACACTTCCTTCTATTGCTTCCATTCCTCTTGGTGAAAAGAATACAATATCATCATTGAAGTTTATTCCTGTTGCTATACAACCTGTTGATATTGATGAATGAGTTGAAGGATAAATCTTACCATATTGTGAATCTATACTTGGTTCATGATAGAACACTGTTGTATTTGCTTGACTTGGTTCTTTAAATACCCATAATGCTTGATTTCCTGGTACTAATGCTTTTACTGCTGCTAAATCTAATCCTTCATTGTAATAATCTAAATCACTTATATATGTAGGATCATTTAAATTTGAATGCCATACTACATTT